ACCTAGAGTATACTTTTGAAGATATATTTGCCTTAGCAGATAAACTTAGAAACATTTAGAGGTAATTTGAATTGAAGCTACATGGGAGATATGAGTGAGAGAGCAATGCATTCGAGTGCTTATATCTCCCCCTTTTCTCTTTGATATATGTTATGAAAGTATTATATTATGAAGATGGAAAACAATCAAGAATATAATATTGACGATGAAGTAATTAAGGTCTATTTAAAAGTCTATTTAAATGCTATGGAACTGAAAAAAGACCCTAAAATCATAGACATTATTCAAAAAAGAATGATGTTTTTAGTCAAAAGAAAAAGAATAAATAATAATTAAATCCAGTTAAACTGGTATATTATTTAGTTTCACAATAGGAGAACCCAATGGAAGAACAATCTCAAGAAGTAATTCCTGCTGTCTCAGAGGTCCCGCCAGAAAGAACGAAATCTGAATGGAAATCTGATAAAATCGACAAGTTAGCAGGGGCTTTAGCTAAAGCACAATCTGAAATAAGAGGTGCAGCTAAGAAAAGTAAAAATCCATTCTTTAATAGTAATTATGCTGATTTGCATACAGTAATAGAATCTTGCATGCCACAATTAAGCAAGAATGGTATATCTGTAGTTCAAGGAACTGATTTTCATAGATTAAATGGTTGGTTTGTAACAACAATGTTAATGCATTCATCTGGACAATGGATAAAAAGTAGTTGTAAAGTTATTTTAGGACCTAAAAAAGATATACAATCTTTAGGTAGTGCTATAACTTATGGTAGAAGATATCTATTATCATCTATGGCTGGAGTAGGTCAATTTGATGATGATGGGAATAGTATTTCACAAAAATAAGGAGAGCTAAATGGCTATTAAAACAATGTCTGCCTCAACTGGAGGTGGAAGTAAATATTCTGAAGGATGGCATGAAGCTACCATATCTAAAGCTGAATATGGTGAGTGGAACGATAAGAAATTCTTAGAATTATGGTTCGAAGGATATGGTGAGTATCAAACTATGAAAGTTTGGGAAATGATAAGCTCAAAAGATAACGAAGAATTTGCTATAGCTAGGGTATTTAAATATGCTCAAGCAGGTATTATCGCTGTTCTTGATGATCCTACTGGAAAAAGACCGATTATTCAATTTGATGATGAAGCTAAAGGCTTAGTTGGTAAAAATATATCTATATATCTATATCCTGATCCTAAAAAGCCTCAATACAATAGAATATCTAGTGAATGCGCTCCTATTCCAGGGAAATATGAACATATGTCTTTCAGTGAAGATATTTGTAATAGTATACAAGTTGGTGCAACTAAAAGATTGGAAGCATATTTAGCTAAACAAGCTAATAATGTTACAGTGCCAGTTACAGAAACTAATACACAATCAGCTGAAGTCCCTTTCTAAACTTGATATATGATCATTGCGATCAAGTAATTAGGGGATATATAAGTTTTAGCCGACCCAATATCCCCTTCTTACATTAAGGAGAATTATGAAACTAAAAAAAGCAATAGAAAATATACTAGTTATGTATATGCCAGAAGAAAAAAGACATTTTGAAGAGTCTTCTGAAATGGCTATAGAACATAATATAGATATAGGACCAAGTGATCATATCTATTTCTCCTTTTATAGACTAAAGATTGGTTTAGAGAAGGGAGAATTTGATGATTAAAGAGTTTGCATTTGGATTATCAAATAGACATCACTTTAGTGATTCAGCAGATATGGAGAAATATGCTGGTATGGCTCAAGATACATTTATGTCACTGTATGATTACGATGCTCATGTGGTAGACTATGTAAAGAAAAATCATACATTATCATCTTATGATGGAATGCTATATATGCCAAATGAATATATATTAGATGTAGATGGCTCAAACTCAGAAGAAGCAAGACAGGCAGCTATTGGTTTGACTATACTATTAGATGATATGTGCATACCATATCAGTTGTATTTCTCAGGAACAGGATTTCATATAGGAATACCTGAAGCTGCATTTAGGTGGAAACCATCACCTGATTTGCATTTAAAAGTAAAAGATGAAATGAAAGCACAAGGAATATATGAATATGCTGATGCATCAGTATCAGACAAAACAAGGCTTATTCGGATTGTTAATACTTTAAATAGCAAGTCTAAATTATGGAAAATACCATTAAAACCAAGTGAATTACACGGCTCAATAGATGCTATATTAAAGCTTGCTAAAACAAAACGTTCTATGTTTGAATGGAATACAGCAGTTAGGGATAATGATTGTGAACCAATATTTGATGTATTGAAAAGAAAAACTGTAGCTAGTGATAAAACATTTGAAACAGTAACTCTTGGTAGAAACCCAGATCCTATATGGTATACTTGTGTTCAAAAAATGATGACAGGTACAGCTCAAGGATCAAGACATCAAATAGCTTTACGCATAGCAGCACATTTGCGTTGGAGATATCCAGAGCATATGGTAAGATTAGTAATGGAAGACTGGAGAGAAAGAGTTGATCTTAAATCTCATCCTTTTACTAAAGCTGAAATGGATAAAATAGTTACTGATTGTTATGAAGGTCATAATGGTAATGGATATAACTATGGTTGTTCCGATATTTGGATGGATAAACATTGTAGTACGAATTGCAGGCTTTATAAGTCTAAGAAATCACAAAATACTATGGATGCTAAAGCCATGGAGAAAGAATTAGTTGATTTTCTAACTACAAATCATGATCCTATAAATATAGGTAAGCCTTATGGACAGGATTTTCCTGTATATCCAGGTGAAGTAGTTATTATACAAGCACCTCCTAAGTCTATGAAAACAATGTTCTTACAGAATATAGTAAATACATTTAAAAGAAGTACTTATTTTGTAGAAATGGAGATGAGTCCACGTCAAATGTGGATGAGATTTGTTATGATGGAGAATAATTGGGATGAAAAACAGTTAAAAGACCATTATAGTCAATATGCCAATGGTATAAGTCAGCAATTTGACTGGTTAACTGTAGATTATAACAGTTGTTTCCCACATGAATTACAAAAACGTATAATGTTACTACCAAGAAAGCCTGAAATAGTAGTTATAGATCATATGGGATTATTAAGAAGTCAAAAGTCAGATAATAATATGAAAGTAGAGGAAGCTTCACAAGCATTGATGGAACTTGCTGTAAAGAATAATATTATCGTATTTGCTGTATCTGAAATAACTAAATCAGCTTTTGCAGAGGGTATGAATATAGCTTCAGCTAAAGGCTCGTTTAGAGTGGCTTATAATGCTAATAAAGTGCTATCTATCACTCCATTTAAGGAGAAAGAAACTAATTTAATTAGGTCTTTAAGAGTAGAAAGTACAGCTAATAGGGAAAAAGAGCATCTTGATGTTAATTTACCTGTACAAGGAGCTAAAATAGGATGATACAGATAACAAAATGGATAAATGTCGATGAAAGGATATGGTATAAGGGAAGTCTTATACCTGCCTTTGATTGGCTAACTAAGGAAAAAGTTAGATTAGAAAAACTTACACAAAAAAAGTGTGAAATTAGAACTGATAAAGGGCATATAGCTCTATTCAGAGAAAGGTTAAAATGAAGAACCCATACGCAGAAATACGCAAAGTACCTTTAAATTATCAAGGTATAGAATCTTCTGCTTATTCTGTCCAGCGTAGAGAAGAAAATGACTGGAAGGAAGCAGGAGTTGTAGGTAGTAAATATATGTTGTTATCTAATAGCAAAGTAAAAGAAGCTGCAGATCAAGTAGCTAATGCTTCAAATATACAATTTGAGCAAGATAAAACATTCTTTGATGGTAGAAGATATATATATTCTTTAAAATCAAATAATGTAATTGGAAATATAAAACAAGGTGATGATCTAGCATTAGGTATTCAGTTTTGGAATAGTTATGATGGTAGTAAATCATTTGGATTTTCAATGTTATTATATAGATTAATATGTACAAATGGAATGATGAGTAAGAAATTCTTTAATACTTTTAGATTTAAACACGAACCTAATAGTGAAGGTTGGGAAGAAAATCTAGATAAAGTTATTAATATTGTAAATTCTACTTCTGAAGGTAGTTTAAATAATATGATAGGAAATCTAAGAAAATTAGATGACTTAAGAATTACTATGAAAGGATTAGGAACAATAAGACATGATTATCTTTCAGATATACCTTCTGGTATATGGGGAAATATTGTAGATAAATTCTCTGATCCTCATGGACAATATCATTCAGAAACCAGTGGTTGGGGATTATTAAATGCTGCAACAGATATATTGTGGCACAAAGATAAACCTACAATAGCTAGCTATAATCAGAATGCATCTATAGTAGATGGATTATGTAAAGCTGTGGCATAAACTTTCACACGAGCAGGTACGCTCCTTTTATCAGCCTTGATGAACGCACAATAAGTATAGCAACTTCAATCAGCTGCCTGCTCAACAACTTAAGGAGTGTATTAATGAGTAAATTAAGTAATGTTAGTAAGCATTATTTATTGATGGATTATTATCTTATGTCTTTTACATATATTGAAGATAAACCATCGAATAGAAAGAAATTAATACTTAAAGAATTAAACAAGAGAATAAAAGGAGGATCATGGGAGTACGATTTAGAGAAACAAAAGATAAAATAGGAGATCATGAAGACAAGATGGATAATATTTATGCTTTTATGGAAAATCTTAAAAGTAAAATTAAAATTCTTGAAGAAAGATTGTCACAAGCAGAAAGCATATTAAAACTTATTCACTATGAATCTAATCCAGCTTATTTAGAAGGACTTAAAAATAAGTATGATGAAATGTATGGAGTTAATGATGAAAAGTAATATTACTAATAAGCAAAGAAAACAACTTAAAAAAGAAGATATTTATATTAAAGAATATCATGACTGTAAAACACAAGGCGATAGAAATAATAAAATGTATAATATAGCTTCAGACAATGGTAGGTGCTGGTGGATACATCAATATTTAAAGGCTAATACAACTTTTGATAATTATAGTAGTCATAGTGGATATGGCAAAAATAGAAGATAACAGGAGATTAATAATGAGTGAATGGATAGGCGACAAGATAGTCGTAAAAAAGAAAAAAACAAATGTAGAAAAGGATTATCCTATGATGTGCAAGTCATTTAAAATAATAACAGAGGAGATGTTTGATTTATTTAAAAAAAAGCAAGCTGATTATGGTCCGACAAATATAGGAATGGGTAATCGCACTATAAATACAGATGAAGATGTAGAAAAATCCATGATAGGATTAACAGTTAGGATGAATGATAAAATTCAAAGATTAATGAATTTAATTTTAGACCATAAAGACCCACAAAACGAATCAGTAGAAGATACTCTTATAGATATAGCTAATTATTCTGTAATGGCTCAATTAGTTATAAATAAAGAGTGGGGGAAATAATGAAGATAGTTGCAAAACTATCAAAAGAACGCTATAATTGTTATATGTGCTCATTTACAGGATATGCAGAAAGATATATCGTTGTACCTCATATAGTAGATACTGACAAGGAGTATACTATATGTAGTTCCTGTGCTAAAAGAGAGCATGGTAGTAAGAATAGAATTAAATTACAAGATGTCATAGAAGAAAGGACAAAAACATGGCTACAAAAAAAGCAATAAAAGAAATTCAAGAAAAAGCTGAAAAACACCATAAAAATAGAGTTGATCAACTTTTTACTATGTTTGAATCTCATGGTGAAATGCTTGCAGATCATATAGGCTATATAAATGATATAAATAAAAGAATTGATGAATTGGAGTCTGAATTGAATCAACATAAAGCTTTAATAGCTACTATGAGAGGAAGAATGGGAGTATGAAGCAAAGAACAAAACCTACACGTAATGAGATAAAAACTGTATTAAACAATATGTTAATAGAGATGTCTCAAATGTCTGAATTTCTTAAAGGATTAGACACATCATTCGCAGCCTACATAGAAATGAAAGGCGATGGAGATAAGTTGAATAAATTCATTAAAGATAAAATAAAGGAGGCCAAAGATGCCCAGCAAGAGCAAAGCAAAGGGGAATAGATTCGAAAGAGAAATAGTTAAAATAGCTAAAGATCATGGATTTGAATCTAGAAGAGCATGGGGGTCTAATGGTCAAGCATTGGGAATGCATGAGGAAGTAGATTTAACTCTAGGTAAAAATCCTGAGCTTAAAATACAGGCTAAGTGTAGAAAAAGTATAGCTTCTTATCTTATCCCTAGTGAACATGTAGATGCAGTTGTTTGTAAAGAAGATAGAGGAGAGCCTTTGATGATAATGAGATTAAATGATTGGCTTAATATGTTCTGGGTTAATTGCATGACGGAGGATAGATAGTGATAGGATATCATTTAGACGAAGAAAGCCTTTCGGTTTGCTTATTTCCGTTTAAGTTTTCTGCATTGTGGTATGATTCAATACTATTAATAACATTTACTATAGTATCTTTTAGTATTACTATAACCTTAAATATTGATGATAATACTGCATTTTAATAAAGGGGGAGTTTATTCTCCCCTTATATTAAGATCTATACAATGATTCTAGGGACTTTAAAGCCTGTTTCCTTAATCTTTGCTCTGGAGTCAGACTAGCATATCTAGGGGCTTTCTTGGCTTTCTTAACACCAAGCTTATTAAGCATCTTTTTATTATATTTCTTAGTCCAATCTTCAGGATAAGATTTAAATAGATGCCTAAACTGACCAAATCCATCGCCATTTTGAAATGATGGCCAATATTTATTTGCAACATTACCTGCAAATGTAGAATATTGATAATATTTTAATCTTTCCATATCAGGATCTTGATAATCAACATTTCCAAATAATATTCTTTGCATTTCACTATCACCTACATCGATAACACCTGCCATTTGCAATGCGAAATTAGCTTTACTAGCACCTGCACCTGTAAAAGAGCTTATAAGACCAAATAAGAGTTCTTCATCATCGTCATCCGATGTTAGATTATTATTTATATCTCCTATCCTATTAACCATATCAAAATCTATTATATTATTAAAATTTAAATTTAAAGCTACAGATGCAAATTGAACTAATCCAAATGCAGCAGCATATCTTAAGAAAAAATGCATTTCATTTAAATCTTTAAATCCTCTTGTTAGATCCTTCATTTTTGCAGCCCTAGCCTCAACACTAAGGCCTTGAAGTTTTCTTATATGAGTTTGAACTAAAGACATTGGATAATGCATCAAGCTCATCCCTTGTTGCTGAGCTACTCCCTTCAATCCTGCAATAAATTTATTGTCTGCATATATACTTTTATTACCCATTTCATCTACTTTATGCATCATGCCTCTCAAAGCAGGAGCTTTAGCATATATAGCATAGTCATATGCATGTAAATTTATAGTTTTATTTGCATGATTCTTAGCAAACTTCCTAGCCTTCGCCTCTTCAAATACAAAATCTCCATCATTTTCTCTCATATAGTGAGGATTGTCTTTTAATTGCTTGTATTTTAAAGCAAAAGAAGTTTTAAATAGATATTCCCTTACTTTGTTTTCTGTTATTTTATGAGCTATTAATAATTTGTCTATAGTCCAATTCATTGTATTACCATAATCAAACAATCCCTGGCCTTTTACTGTTATCTTCCCTGTTTCTGGATCATAGACAATATCTGATTTAGATATCCCCTCATCAGTAGTAATTAATCCCTCTGCAAACATTTCAACAGATGCATCTGGGAATAAAAATCCTTGTTCTTTTTCTATAATATCTAAAGCTTTTCTAACATCGTCATCATATTTTAACAATTTTCTAGCTCTAGATAAGTCAGATCTCCCTTTTTCAGCTAAATAATAAACTAAACTAGTAGTATTTTTTATAGCTCCAGTAGGATTCAATGCCATAGTGCTTATAGTTTGAGCTGCACTTAAGTATTTATTTATCTCATTAAAAGAATCTGGTCTATCTGACAGTCCCTTTGTCGCTACATAGTGTTGCTCTTGTATCCATCTAGCTAATCCTTTTGTAAATTCAGTCTTTTTAGAAGGCAAGTCTTTCATAGCAACTAATAATCCATTTTCTAATACTGCCAATTTGTTGAAAGCAATTACTTCTTTACCATATTGATCTATTACATATATCGGGTCTTCATTATATGCATTATTTAAATGCTCATTCCTTGCTCTTAATTGATTAGGTAGTCTTTCTTTATTTATAGATGTAAGAACATCGGTCATTACATCTAAATGTTCATTTACAGCATGCTTGTCTGTATTAGCTCTAAAATCTTCAAAATTAACTTTTAAGTCAACCAATGATTCCATAAACATTGTTGGCATATATCCACCATCATTATTTTTTATCCTATCCTTAGCCTCATTTAAACTTTTAACAAGATTCTTATATGAAGAAGATTCTTTATCTCCACCGATAAAATCATACTTAGTATTAATTAGTTGAAGCATTCTATCTAAACCACTAGTAGCAACCTCGTTACCCATATGCTTTAAATGTTTTCTTGCATTTTCAGCTGCTAATATAGTATTTTTATTTACATCCACCCTTATTTCTCTATCTGATGTTGGATCTAAGTAATTTTGATATCTTCTGACTTGATTGAAGTCTTTGTCAGATAATGAATTTAAATGCCTAAAGTCTCTTAATATTTTGCCATCTTCACTATTAATAATATCAGCTATTTTATCTTGATATTCATTTTTTATACCTTCATCATCAGTTTTTAATATTTCATTTTGCCATCTTCTAATATCATTAACAGTTTTTATACCAAATAATCCAGTTTTAAACCCTTCATCAATATATGCCTGTCTTAAATAAGTAGATGTTTCTACTGTAAATTGATGATTTGTTCCAATTTGATCTCTTTCAAAGATATGAGCGTCTGTCATAGTAAGATGAAATTTCCTACCAACAGGGTCTTTCATAGACGTACCCTCTGGAACTATAGATGCAGACCAATTATTTCTAAGCCTTGTATTATAGTCCTCTGATATAGCGTCCAATTTCCTCCATTGAAAATCACTTAAAGGATAATTTTCTTCATATGGAATTTGAAGCCATTCTTCAGCCATAATTTTAATAGCTCTATCTATAGAATTATATTGACCTTCATATCTATTTGATATATGTTCATAATTATTAGCCCATTTATGAGCAAGATTTTCCATCTTTCTTTTTTGTTCTTCTACTTCAGGAGAACTGGGTTGACATATAGTATTATTCATTAACAGTCTTCTCTTTCTCTTCTTTTAAAAGTAGCTCTATATTGCTTTGATCCATCAAAAGTCTTTCCAACCTCTTTTTTATTAATATTATAAGGTCTATTTTGTATGTGAAATTTATAAAACGGACTAGCAAAGCCACTACCTGAAATACTTTTTATTAAATTAGCTCCTTTACCAAAGCTATCATAATTGAATCCAGGACTTCTATTATCAAAATACCTACTAGTAAAATCATAAGATTCTGATATAGTACCATTTACTCTTCCTTCCCATTCTTGTACAATCTCCTTAGTAATATCTCTCATACCGTTCTCATTCAACCATTTAAATGTAGATTTAACTAATCTCTTATTTATTTTATAGGCAGGTAGCTGTACATTTTTATTGTCTACTGTAGTAGATACGTATTTACTCATTAATGCATCAGGTTTAATTAGATATTGAGCTAAAAACTTATAACCATCTCTTTCTGATTTTACATCTAATAATAAATTACCATCATCATCCATTAAATTCTTTTTAAAGTAATCTCCTATGTAAAATCTTTCCCTAGCGTCTGTTAAGGCCCATATTTGGTCTTTTAAGGAGAGTTCTCCCCTTGTATCCCTTATAGCCCTACTAAAGCCATCTCTAACGATATTCCTAGTAAATCTTACGCTAGACAGAAAATCAAGCTGATCTGCATCAGATCCTACCCTTTCTACTTCTAGCCTTGCACTCATATCAGATAAGTGTTTAGCATACATACCATCAGTAGCAGAAACAGACTCATGCATCATAGGATTCTTTACTTCTATATATGTAAAGCCTTTTAATCTTTTATATCCATTTCTTTTGCCTTTAGGATCTACCCATCCTACTTGATGGAAATCAGATAAAGATACATCTCCTTCTTTTTTCTCTTGAAACTTATTTATTTTATCCTTACTACCCTTAAAGGACAATACAAATACTTTATCTTTAGGTTTGTGCCACCCAGTTTTGAACTTATCAACTACATTGGCACTTTGTGCACCTTCAGCTATTACTTTATTAGCCCATTGTTTATCCATAATATCCAAGGCTGATTCTATATTTTTCATTTGATGCTGTATGTCTCTCATATTGACTTTGTCCATAGAAGTATGGAAGTTGGAATCACTATAATACTCTAAATTTCTAGACAATCTAGAGTATAACCTATGATAAGAGCTTCTTATAGCACCCATAGTAACTCCTTCTTTAATCTTTACTGGATCAACATTTTCATAGCTTATTGTATTGCCTTTAAGATCAAGAAACTTATAATCTCTTACTATCTCATCAACACTAGTTCCTATAGCTTTTAGATAATTAATATTATTTAAAGCTTGTCTTGCCACGCTACCTACTTTATTATGATATTTATAGTCAGCTTCTGCAAAATTACTATCCTTTTCTTTGAAGACATTCTTTCTTACTACGTCATATAGTATCTTACCTTGAGGCATTCTATAAAACATATCTTTTATTTTCTTTTCTTTAGATGCATAATCTAATTTTGCATCAATAGAGAATCCTTCAAATCTTAATTTTTTATAAGGCAAGACCTGAAATGCTTCAGATCCCTTGAGTAGTTCTTTCTTAAATTTTCCAAGACTTAACTGCTCGTTAATACTCCAATTCTCGTCCTTATAAAAATATCTTATCAACTCATTAAAAGCAGCTTTCTTATTCTTGCCATCTAGCTGAGAGTATCTATTTATAAGCCCATCTATAATAAACTGAGTTGGATCTTCAAATAATCTTCTTAAATTAAAATAAGCATCTTGTATTTCATTAGGTTCGGGAGCTCTTTTTGTACCCTGATCGTATACATCGCTATTTATAACATTTATCTTCTTTAGAGACATAATAAGATGATCAGCCATATCTCTTTCTATCATGCTATTAGGATCTATATTAAACAATGGCTTATCTAATTTTTCTACTTTATCGCCATTTGAATATTTAAAATCAGATCCTTCTGGTCTTATATCAAATCTTTTTATGGTTTTTATATCAGGAGATTTATATTGCTGAGAAGTGCCTCCATGTATATCTACACCATTCTGACCCATTTCTCCTTCCCTAACTACAATTTTACCTTTGTCATCTGTCATATTGTTAATATTGTCTGACATAATGTTTTTAATAAAAAGACCATCATCTTTGTCTATAATGCCTTTTTTAAATGTAAGATTCAGCTTATTAAGTATATCATAAGCCTGTCTATCCCCTATAGTTATACCTATAGTTCTTTTTTGGTTATCTAAATGTCCTAAATATTTAGAAACTCCAACTGCTCCAGGGTCTGCATTTACTTTTGATGAAGATATATTGTCATAATCAATTCCAAATAAATTTATATCAGGAAGCTCTTTTTCGTACATTCTAAAATCTTTATTTATAGTCATCTCATTAGAATGAGCTTTTAACATATTAGGAGTTAATTGAAAATGAGTATAAAAATGGTCTCCATCATTATCTCTTTGATGTACAACTCTTTCATCATAATGATTTATTCTTACAAGGCCTGTATTGTTATGAACTTTAGCAATTCTATGTACAGCTTTATCATGTATTTTTAGAGGAATAGCAAGTCCTGAAGCACCTAGAGCTATGTTATGATCTTTTACAGCTTTTAAAGATGATCTTGTAAGTTTTAATCTCTTACCATTCATTCTAACTTCTTGGCCTTCTAACATTCTATACATATCATGCATTGAAAGCTTGTTGCCATTAGTATCCATCTTTTTAAATTCAGCATAAATAGGCTTCATGATATTTTGTACGTGATTGTATAAAGCTTTCTTATCCCTAGTCCAACTTATATCTATATCCTTGCCAGCTTCTCCTAAGTCCCAATCTTTGTTCTTAGAAGTTTTTTCAACAAGAGGCTGGAATATATCATTAATATAAGATGTAAAGTCCAAACCTTTATATCTAATAATAAAAGCTGTATTGTTTATATTGTCTAAAGTTTCCGACATGCCATTTGCATCAGGAGCTATCTCCCCATATGTTTTACTAGCTCTCCAGACAGTTTCTTCCTTGCCTAGAACTTTAGATTTTAAATTTACTATTTCAGGCATAATTAAATCGCTACCAGCATCAGGAACTATCGTATAATCTCTGCCATGTCTTGTAGATAATCCTGAGAGTGCAGTAAAATATTCATTTCTCAAGGCTCTATCTATATCAGATTTTATAGCTATATTATTAATATTCATCCCATCTTCTATCAATTCACTTGTTAAGCCTAATTTCTGAGTAAATCCCTCATCCTTATTTTTTTGATTTAAATATGACAATAATTCATTCTCAGAATCAACTCTTGTTCTATTAGTAGCATCTACAATACTTATAGCTTTATCTATACCTGCTATCTTTATAAAATCTTGAGTATATTTATGGCTCTCAAGATGTGTCATAGAATTAGAAAGACTTACTCCTTTGGTTGGCTTAGCATAAAATCCAATTCCCATATTTTCTATACTAAATTTAACATTATTATCAGATGTGGCATTTGGAAGAGCATCAAACCAATTTTTACCTGGGACATTTAATGCATTAACATTAAAGCCAAATGTTTTAGCAGCACTTTCTCCCAATGCTATATGAACTCCAGGAGCCATTTTATTAGCTATTAAAGGATCATAAACAAGATAGCCTTTACCAAGCAAGCTATTCTCACCTAATTGAGCTAAAACAGTCTTAAACCCACCAATTTTGTCCAAATCTCCACCCTTTAAAGCCATATTAAATTTAGCTAAAGCATGACTCGCATATTTTATTCCATCGGTAGAGGCATTCCTCAATGATGGTAATTCTCTTTTTATATTTTGAGGACTAGTATCGTCTAGTTGTTGTTTCGCTACAAATTTAGATAATTTGTTTGCCTTTGCATCTCCAGTAACATGTTTTCTATCATTAATTTGCTCTTGAAACCTTTCTACAATATTAGTACCAGCACCATCTGCTTCATCTGCAAATACAGTTACATCCATTTCAAAATTATTATTTACAAGTTCATTAGCAAATGCTTGTACATCTGGGTCGTGATAATTCTTGCCGAAAGCTTTTATAATTGTTTTATGAGGCCTTATTGTGGTACCACCATCAACAAGCCAGTCTCTTTTAACCATATTAGCTTCTGTTAATCTCATAACATCTGAGTCCCCAATATGCTTAGCTGCAAGCCATTTAGCAAATTCTCTTGGCTTTTCAGATGCAAACAATGTAATAATCTTTAACTCATCTTCTTTTTTACTAGTTATATCCTTATCATATATATCCTCAAATGTAGTTTCAAATTGCTTCTTTAATAATTCTCCAGATATATCTCTCTTGTGACCATCCTTATCTTTTATTGTTATATCATCAAAGCCTTTTTTAGAGTTGTCATTATAGAATTTCTTAAAACTCTTAAATAATTTAGCTTTATTTTCTGGTGTACCATGAAACAATACAGCATTTCCAGGAGTTAGTCTTATATAATTAGCATCTTCTCCATTAGGAATGATCTCACTTTTATACTTATCAATTAAAACTTTTAAATCTTTGTCAGCTATACTTCCATCTGCATATTTGCTAAATAACTCTATACCTGTTTTAGGAACAAAGGCTATATCTTTGTTAATTAATTGATTTATAGCATCTGCACCATCTTCTCCTGAAAAATTTTCAACACTATCAGTAACTACCTTATTCTTAGCATTTACTTTTAGCATAGTATTTTGAACATAGCTTACATCAAATCCTTTGTCATCGAACCATTGACTAACTATATCATCAGAAGATATTTTATGAGAATCTGACTCAACAATTAATTTCTTACCATGAGCTATAAGCCTTAATGTATGCTTAGGCTTCTTTCTTAGCATAGTATTTAAGAATAATGGAGCTGACCTTTCCCAATCAGCCATCTTATCTATCATTTCAGTTCTACTTAATTTTAGCTCTTTAAGCTTATTTCTAACTTGAGTTTTTAAACCTGATAAGATTGTTTTTCTATTCTTATTTTTAGCTATATATTTAACTATTTCAGGATCTATATTCCTACCATCAACATCAAGTAAATTATATCTACCTGCTATACTCTGGAATGTATCTGAAGAAAAGTGTATATCTTTATTATGAGCTAAGTTACTAAAGGCATCAGAATCGGTTCTCAAAAATTCAGCTCTATCTTTAGCAGCTAAATTAACTTCTATACTTTCATGGATATTTTTTATAACATCTTTAAATGATGCCCAATCTCTAGTAGAATTTATTTCAGATATTAATTCTTCTAAAGGTATAGATTCATCTACTTGCATTTTTAATATAGCTCTTATATTTTGTTCTGCTCTATCTTTGATCATCAGAACTTCTTCAGCGCTCAAATCATTACTTTTTCTTAGAGCTACTAAATTAAATATCTCTTTTGCAGCATCATTTTTTATCTTTTGTTCACGACCGAAAATATCATTAATCAGGTCAGACATTGACTTTAAATCACCACTTTTTTCATTAATATATCCATCTATCTCTGGAACATTTAAAGTAGCAAGCTTTTTCCTTATTGAGTCTATTTCAGTTAATAGTTTTTTATAATCTTTTGTGTATTGCTCACTTTTAATAGCTTTACTCACTCTATCCCTTACAACTGTTAAGGCATCTATTACATCAGTATTATTTATATTGCCTGAGGCTATTCCCATTAATCTATCTAATATGAAATTCACATTGTCTTGATTAACACTGTCTATATTTTGTAATTGACTTATTATTGTATCGGAATTTTCTATGAATTTATTTAAATCATCCTGTTTGAATAAAGACCATATTGTATTAAAATCCCTTATATCAGGAGATTTGAAGCCCCTAGCTTCTTCTCCAGGGAGTAATGCAACTTTATATTGATAGAGTCTTTCGCTCCCAATTTTCTTATACACTTCATCAGCTCTATTTGCTATTCTAACTAGCTCATTTTGGGAAATTACTTTACTATCTACCATTTCTTTTCCCATATACATTATAGCTTCTCTATTAGGCACTTCCATCTTACCATTCTTATAATCGCCAAGGCCTGAATCTTGTAAAGCTTTCATACTAGATACTACTCTTGCATCTATTCCCTCATTAGCCCAATAATCAGCCCTAATACGACTAACACCAAGTGTATTAAAATCTTCTCTATATCTACTTGGTAGAAATGATTTGATATTTTCAAAATTATTTATAACTGTATTTGCTAATCCAACATCTATAGGTATCATAGCTCTATCTGGATCTACAGGATCTGTATGTTCAAGTCTTGCAAGTTCTAATATAGGTCTTAATTTTTCTTTTAATTCGGCTTCTGGAAAAGCTTCTTTAGCTTCCTGCTCTGATTTCTTATCAACATTCTTATAGTCAAATTTATAGCTATCTATATTTTGTAGAAATCCACCTCCTGCTCCTTTGCCTCTGCCGAATAACTGTACGATATTAGCTGTAAGATTTTGATCGCTTGTTTCTTTTGATGTTCCATCTAATACCGAATAAAGCCTCTCTACTGACTCAGCTTCATTGCCTTGTTTCATTAATGTTATATATGGATTATCATGTATATCATAATTAACACCATTTAAATTAAATACTTTGTTTAGCTCTGATATATGAGTGTCAAATAAATCTTTTATTTGAGATTTTTGAGTTTCGCTAAAGTCGTTATAATTTTGCCTTCTATTATTTAGAATTTCAACTAATCCAAGTTGTCCTTTTTCTGTAGAAAATCTATTTATTAAATTCATATAGTCTGAAAGAACGCCCATATCCTTTCCAATTACAGGAGCTACTTGAAATTTAACTCCACCCCTATCTCCTACTGGAGTTATATCTAACCCTATATTTTTTAATGCCATAAACAAGTCATCAGTATATGCCTTCTTAATAGAGTCTGAGGAGTTTTTAAATATTCTAGCTCTAAATCTATCTAACGTCATATCAGCTACTGATAGTCCATCTTCAAATTTAATATTTTTTAAAGCTACAGTCATTCCATCTAAATCGGCTTTATTAAAGTTCTTATTTTTTATGTCTACTATATTATCACTTAAGTAATTTATACCTTTTTTATGCCCTTGTATTTCATTATATATTTTTTGAAATTTATCTATAATAGAGTGCTGAGTAACATCATAAGCATTGATATCTGGATCTTTAGTAGCCCCTTTAACATCATAAGAATCAAACACATCTTCTATTTGCTTAACAACTTCGCCATCATAAAATGAATCAGCTATTAAATCTTCAACTCCTTCTCTTCTAAAGTTAAATATTTCATGTAAGGCATCGCCATTTAAGTCCATCCTGTCCATAGCTTTTTGATGAGGGCTAAAATCCATTAAATAATTATATCTACCCTTTGAAGCCCAAGCTCCTTGACTTTTAGTCATAAATGCAGATGACATTAAATGAGCCGCTAGTTCTTCTCCACTTAAATTACCTTCTGTCCAGCCAGATACTAATTCAGAGCCCATTGTAGCAATTCCTACAGCCATTCTAGGCATACTACCTAAGAAATCATAAGCATAATCTTTAAACCATTGCTTTTTAGCGCTTGCACTAATTTCTCTTCTATATGTATTTAGTAATCCTATAACATCGTCTTTGCTCATAGTATCAGCAGCAAGTTTTATTTGATATGGAGAATTTACAATTTTACCACTTTTTAATTTATATGCAGAGGATCCAAGTCTACTAGTATTATGAACATTAAACTTTCCACCTTCAGTCATCATTTTTAATAAACCTCTTAAAGGCTTTATACCATGCGTTTTATATATATTCTCATAATTTGTTTTGTTTAAATTCCTCAACATTAAAGGGACACCTTGTAACCAAAACTGCTGGTCTGTAGATTGCTTGAATAAAGTTCCAGTACCTTTTGCCCCAAAAGCAATATTAGGTATAGCTTGTAATGCAGGGAATATTAATCCCATTTGCGCACCACCTACAACAGAAGCCCCAGGAGAATATTCAGTTCCTCTAGCCCTAGCCACTATAGCATCTCTTATTAAATTATGACCTATCATTATTGCAGAGGTATTAGCAGCATTTCCAGCATATTTACTAAAAATAGATTTAAATACTCCTGGATCTGCACCACCTATTATCTTAGCTATCATATCAGCAGAATCGTTGTGAGTTATCCCTTTACTTAGATTTTCTGTAAATATTTTAGCCATTTTATCTGCTTCAGACTTTCCTATACGCATTCCCATGTCATTTACAGCTTGTTTTACGCTAGCTGCTGTTCTTTCTTGCAATACTTTTCTTCCATTCTCTTTTGCAACGCCTTTAGCAGCTTGATCAAATAAAGCTTGAGAATATGGCTTTTCTAATAAATCTTTCTTTAATTTTTGTTGAACCTTAGAGGATAATCCTGACATTACTTCTCCAGGTTTTATCCCTTGTTTTTTAGCAGCTCTATTTACTGTTCTTGCTATTTGCTCAGAATTACCTTTTAAAAATGCAGAATCAACCATTTTAACAGTATCTTTAACTGCACGTACCTTCCCACCCTTGGCAAGCGTAGATAAAGCTCTAAGACCCCTTCCTGCTGCCATAAATGGAATAAGCATAGACAAACCTTCTCCAGCTATATACCCTGCTTTTTCACCAGAATCCATTTCATCCCAAGTTATATCCATTCCTGGCACAAATTCAGAAGCACCTAAGGTAACTCCAGAAGCAATTCCTTTTCCAAAGTATTCTCCGATTCCTCCTAAATTATCCCATAAACTAGAAGCCTCTTCTTCCAAAGAACCATACAAATCTATATCTGAAAACCTATCAAAGGTGCTATCAATAGCTACAGGTTCTTTTCTTGAATTTTTACTTAAAAGTTCTAGGTACTGTCTTTTTATGTCTTCACTCATTCTTTATCCTAAATAATCTTTATATTTATCGTTTAACCATGATGTAAAATTACCATATGCTTTCTTTTCTTCCAAAGACATATTTTGCCATTCATCTATTTCTTTTTCACTCCAATCAACTCTTCTGCCTAATTTCATACTTATATTAGCTTCAGGTATTGATTCTGAAATCTTATTGAAGATAAAATCTAACCTTTTCTTATCTTCTCTATCTACTTTATTTAATTCAGATGTTTTAGCTAATGAAATTAAGTTATCCATTCTTTTGATTTCTTCGGTTTTCATATCAAAGCGCTTCCAATCTTTTACATATTTATAACTATAATCAGATCTATCAGGAGATACATATACCTCATGAATGCCTTCATCTATAATCCTTTTAAGGATCTTTTTAGCTTTATTAGAATTACTATTAACCAATTCTTTCATTTTTGGAATTGAAGTATCTATATCATCGCTTGTATTTAATCCAAAATTATTGCTCATCATTTCGTCAAGCACTTTTATTGATTCTTTTTTAGAGTTCGATTCTATCTCCTTAATATCTTCTTGTAATTTAACTGGATCTGGATTCATTAACTCTTCTAATGCTTTAAAATATTCTGCTTCTGTAGTCCCCCATTCAGTATTTAGCATATTTGCTAATATAGATTGATAATCTGCCTGAGCTTCAGCATCTAAATTAGCAGTCAATCCTTCTAATCTAGTTATTGCCTCTTTTGGATCCTTATCTTTCATATATTTTATATCTTCATTTAGTTGCTCTAATAATCCTAAGGCTGGATTTTCTAATGCATTTGCTCTATCCATTTTCTTTACAAATTCCATAAACCTATTTGCATATGCAAGAGGAATAGTTTTATTTTCCATCAATGATGTCATATAATCCATGGCGCTATCATATCCTCCCATGGGATTGCCTAATAAAGCTTCGTATGTACTAGAAGCACTACCTAATGCAAATATCTGCCTTATATTTTTAATATCACTATCTTTAACTCTTCCTTTTTTCAATGCTTTAACTAATTCTTCTCCCTCATCAAATCCTTTAGACAATACAAATAAAGGATCAGATGCAGCAGCTTTTAACTCATTTGCCTCTTGATCCGCAGCCTCTTTAGCCAATCTAACTCTTTCAGAAGAATCAGTAGCATAATATAACTTTTTCATTATAGCACTAGAAGCTTTATCATCTATTCCTTTTAATCTATTTCCTAAAATAAATTTATCTTCAATAGCTCCAAATTCAAATTCATCTAATATATCATCTGCTATATTTAAATTCATATGTTTAACAGTCTCAGCATTATAAAATTGAGCAGCAGAATTTACAAGCTCGCTTAGTTCTTTTTCAGTAGCTCTAACTGCTGACCGAGTAGCATTTACTTTGTTTACATAAAAATCTGAAATATTCTTTATATTATTATAAGGACCTTGATATGATGCAGTTATTACTTTTTTTGCATCTTCAGTTATAATGTTTGGAGCAGTACCTACAGACTCCATATATCTAGTATTTACACCTTCTAATTTCCCAGACCAGTCTAATGATTGTGAAAATGCTTCATTCAGCAATAATTTCTTTATATCATATTCATTCTGCTTTTCTGTTAAAGATTCATTATAAGCTCTAAGTTCATTTAATTTTTTCAATTCATACTCTCTAGATTCAGCTAATTCCTTAGATCTATATTCCCTAGATTCATCTAATTTATCAGATTGATATTCTCTATCCAATCGTCTTTCTTCGGATGCTATATTTACACTATGAGCTTTGCTTAATGCGTTTGTAAGTATTGATAATGCTTGTAATGCGTCTGAATTTCCCATATCTATCCTTTAACCGTATTGATTAATAAAATCGTCAAAATCACCGCTTGCTGAGCCTCCATAGGCGCTTCCAGTAGCTGTATTATAATCTATTAATAGTTGTGTTTTCTGTTTCTTTAAATCTGCTATAAAATCCATTTGTGTTTTTTGAGATTCTAAATTAATATCTCCTAAATTTCTACTATAATTATCTGTCAAATTTTGTTCTAATCTTGTAGTCAAATCAACTCCCTTAGCCATATTCCCTTTCATAGCAACTTGATTCGCATAATTATCTATCTGGCTTAATTGATCTCTACTAGTTCCACCCAATGCACTAATCTTAGAAGCCTTTTCTTGTTCTAGTATACCACCAGTTCTTAAGTAATCTTCACCATAAGTTTCTAAATCTGCTAATCCTCCAGAAACAACTTCTCCTGCTTGAGCTCTTAAAGCATCTGCTTTTTCAGCTGCACCACCAGAAAGCCATCCTCCAATTCCATATTTACCAAACGAATGATCCCATGCTCCTTTCCATCCTTTCCCACCTCTTGATTTTCCAATAGCCAATCCCAATCCCCCTACTACTGCTCCTGCTCCTAATGCTAGCCATGGAATTGGATATTCTCTCAAACCAGTCTCAGGATTAATAGTACCTGCTCCTATTTCTTTTACAATTTCTTCACCATTCTTACCTAAAGAATCTATTAAGTTAGCTTCTATTGGATTTACATGAGATATTTCACCATCTACTTCCCTAAGTTCTGAATCTCCAAATCTACCTTTTGAAGCTACATTGTTATACATTTTATCTATATCCATAATTATCTCCTAAAACCAGCTATTCTTTTTTTTATTTTTATTACCAAGGAAACTAGCTAAACCAAGCCAAGGATTGATAAGGCTTCCCATTCCACCTAAAACAGCGAATGCATCTTTATTAGCTAGGCCATATCCTATTGAACCAAAAGATAAAGCCTTACCTACCAAGTTGCCTGCTTTACTTCCAACAACACTCTTGGTACCTTCTTTTGCTTGATCTAATATATTTGTAGCACCTCTAACATCCTGTATCTCAGGTTTTAAAAGGGCTCCAGGCTTGTTAATAATGCTTTTGCTAGGCATATAAGATTGATTCTCAAGAATACTTGGATTAATACTTGGACTTGTTGCTATTTTTCCTGTATCTGTAAGACTTACTCTTCCACCAGCAGGGGTATATAAATCTTGAAAAAGATTTGTAGACTTTTCATATATAGGATTATCTCCTGCATCTTTTATATTAAGTAATTTCTTAGTATCAAGTGTTTGTTGCTCACCCCACATATTATAAAGATCCCCAGCTATATTTGTAGTAGCTTCTATTTTTTGAGATTGCTCTTCTTCAATCTTTTGCAATTTATCACCTATTACTGAAAGCTCGTATCTACTTTCATATGGATCAAAAGCGCTCATATTTCTATATTTAGGTGGCATATTTTCCTCTTTTCCTTTATCGTAACTTACAAATTAATTTTTAATAATTAAAGGTATTATACATTTACTGTCTCTATAATAATTGCAATTATCTGGAATATTAGTATTCATTGTATATTCTTTATATAAGTAATGTATATTATTATCCATTCGTTCTTTGAAGAATCCATCAGGATCATGTATATATCCTGATATCTTAGTATCTTTATTGCTATGACTATAAGCGCATATATCTAAAAACATATAAAATCTCTCTGTTATTAACTTTCTTTCAATTTCACTTTCTGGGAATTTTAATGGATAATCATCAAAAAATATTTCATCAAACTTCCCTAAGGTATTTAATGTCTTTTGCCAAGTACCTTCTATTATATTGATATTATCATAATCTTTTGCCCATTTTTTTAATCTTTTTAATACTTCTTTATCCATCTCAATTATTGTATGAGATTTGGGTTTATATTTTTGTATTTGAGTGGCTGAATATCCCATACCAAATCCTACTTCTAATACATTCCCACTAGGTTTTAATTTATCTATACAAGCCTCCATATAAGGCTTTTCCCATTCCATCATTACTTGATATTTATTATCTTGCAATAATATTTCTTTATTATATTTATCTATATTATATTGCTTTAACATTATGTTCTTGCTATAGTTATTGTGCCACCATATATTGCATCAGATGTACTTGATGGGTCAAATTCAACTATTACGTATGTATTACCATCTCCAACAGGATCTGTTCCTGAAAAGGCAATGTCTGAATTTGTAGCTCCAATAGTATGGCTATTAATAGTATCATTAGCAATACTTCCATCATGTGGAGTAACAGCATTTACAAAACTAGAACTGCAATTAACCCTAACATGAGTAGCAGTAAATCCTTTTGGTATGATTTTCATTGCATAGTAATTTTTAGCAGCATCTTTAGTCTTAGAAGAGCCACCATCATCATCAGTCTGAATATTGGAAACAGATCTAGTCCCTGAATCATTATTTAAATTAAAGTCACTAGGCAATAAAGCTATCTTAGTACTATTCCCATGGTACCCATCTCCCCATTTATTAGTAGCACTTCCAACCTCTAATGATCCTGCTATAGATACTTTATCATCAGTATCTAATGTAATAGTATTTCCACCATCTGATGCTTGTATTACATTAGCGCCAATTTTAAGAATACCTGATATATGAACAAGAGAGCTCGTTGTTGTAGCATTTGGTATTATACTAAAATATTTATTATATGCTCCAGCTGAACCTGCATTATTACTTATACTAAGATATTGATTGCTTTGAGCAGATGTAATCTTCCAAGAATCTCCCATATCATCATTATTATCTGATTGCAAGTAAAGTATACCGTCTTGATTATTAGCTCCTTTAGCTGTTATAGTTCCAGCACTAGCAATTAAATCTCCTGTTATAGAGCATGAACTACCTGTAAATGTAGCAGCTATACTATCATCTGCTGCTATTATTTTATTGGATCCTAATCTTAAAGAACCAGCAACTGCTACTGTTGAGCTAGTAGCTGTGGCATGTGGTGTTATAGTTAGCATTTTTACAAAAGTACCTTCAGTATCTATATCATTTCCTATTGAAAATGTTTGATCAGTATTTGCATGAATCTTCCAATCATCACCTGCATCATCACTATTATCAGCTTGAAGTAATAAGCTAGCTGCAGTATCATTTGCTGCTTTTATAATAGCATCCCCACCACTAACAGTCAAATCTCCATCTATTTGCAAATCTCCAGATTCATTTATTTGAGCAATTTCAGTTCCACCACCATTTTTAAATTGGAATGTTTCATCTCCAGCGCCACTAGCTTGATCTGCATCTACTTGGAATATTAAGTCTGTGTCTGACTTTAATGTCAAAGAGCCATCTTCTGTACCAGATATATCCCCACCACTAACAGTTAAATCTCCTTTAATATCTACATTATCACTATTATCTAATTCCATAGTTAAACTGCCATCAGAACAATTTATTTTATTCCCACCCAATGTCAATTCGCCAGCTACTATAGTTTCAGAAAGTGAAGGGCCAGTATGTGGAATTATTTTAAAATGGTCAAGATGAGTGCCAGCAGTATGCTTATCATTACCTATAGTTAAAGAGTGATCTGTATTCGCAATAAATTTCCAAGAATCTCCAGCATCAGTACTATCATCTGCCTCTAGCAATATACTTGCAGCATTTCCACTATTTGCAGCTACTACTATATCACCAAGCAAATTTAAATTTAAAGTCCTTGCATCGCCTGATACTCCATAATTATATCCTATACCATCTGCAGTAGATGCTCCTACTACATAATTGCCAGTAGTATGGTCACCAAGTGTAATTAAATCATTAAGAGACGTAGCTCCTGTTCCACCATCAGCTACTTGTAAAGTACCAGTTATATTAGAATGTTGCAAGTCAACCGCTATTTTATTACTTTGGATTTCTAAACCACCATTAGCTTTTAAATCTACAGCCAATTCTAATGTGCCATTTCCTGTAGTAGATGCTATACCATCACCAGCAGTTAAATCATTCACAGCTGGTCCATCAGTTCCTCCTATTAATAACTTACCATTAGTAGACATAGCAACAGAGCCAACAGTATCAGTCCCACTATCTTGACTTATCAATACAGCTTTATCTGTTAAGCTAGTAGCTCCAGTACCTCCAGAGGCCACTGGAAGAGTGCCATCAAAGTCAATAGTTACCCTGTCGTCATTAGTATCTGTCCCTTGAGCTATTGTAGTAGCTATATTAGTACCACCTAAAACTTCTAATGTATTACTATGAAATACAGACCTATTAGATCCAGAATCTCCTTCTAAACTAAAATAATGAGCTGATTGCAAATTAATAGTACCATTCCCAGGCTGTACAACTAATGGAGCGTCTGCAGTTATACTTGCTTTTGCTAAAGAATTGTCAGAACTTTTGCCGATTAATATTTGACCATTAGTATAACTAGTTTGCCCAGTACCCCCACTAGCTGTAGCCAATGTAGTACCAGTACCAGATCCAAGACCAACAGATACTTTTCCTTTACCAGTTTCTGTTAATCCTAGTCCACTTAGATCTATCTTAGTTACATTTTTAATTTTAGCCATTATACCTCTATTGTAATTCCTACTGAGCTTGTACCTTCTACATCAAATCTTGCTCTCCATAATTGATTATTATATCTTATATACATACATAATTTCTCGTCATTTGTAAATCTAAATTCAGGAACTCCTTCTTTCATATCAGCCAATCTTGGCTTTCCTCTTGCAATATTAACCCTTTCCTGCTTTTTATGTACTAAATTTCTTATTGTTCTATCTAATCCCATTACTTAATACCTTTTACTCTATATACTATAGATATATCATTTATTTCAAATCCAGAAGGAACTGCTCCATCACAAGAAAATCTTAAAGCAAATGATTTGATATTATTCGCTTGTGATGATGTACTTGGCTTTAGTTCTGCTATTGTCCAATTAGAATTTACATGAGCTAATTCATTGCTTGCAAAATTATCTCCATCTTTAAATAATTTTGAAAATGATTGAGCACCATCTACATCATATTTAACTTGAACATTAGTAGTGCTACCTCCACTTTTATATGTAATATATACTTTATAAATCTTTTTTCTTACCCCTGGACTTCCAAAATCAATATCTTTAGTTCTTACATCTAATGATCCAGAACTTGTAGAAGATGGAGATACATTAAATTTCCTCATATCACCAGCTATTTGATATATTAAATCACCATTCCAATCTAATACCATATTAGTTTTATCTGCAGCCTCAAATGCTTCATTGCTATAGGACCAGGCTTGAGTTATTAAATCGTAAATATATGCATCTGTTCCATCTCCACAGTCACAAAATATTATTTTTTTTGACTTTGGAAGATAAGAAACACTAGGAACATCAGATATAAAGCCTGCCCATGTATCTTCTCTTATTAATCTTCTCCCTTGTTTTTGGAGTAAATCTATAGTTTCTTTTCCATTATATAAAAAAGCTCCATATTTATTTAAAAAAGCTATCCCTATATCAGTTTTGGTAGCTGCATTTGGATTTGATATACCTCTATGCTCTAATGTATCTTCTAAAAACTCTATATCTTGTGATATATTTATTATATGTAATTTATTCTCTTTAAATTGCAATATTCTATCGGCATATTCCTCTAATTTAACTATTCTATCACCATCTTGTACAGAAGCTTCTACCATTCTATCAGTAGTAAATGTATCAAATCTATTGACATGGGATTTCATCATTGCATCGCTTTTTATATCTATATTCCCAAAATTATCAACTATTTGTGGAGCAGCTACATAAAGCTTTCTATTTGCAACAACTCCAGTTTTATATTTAGGAGTTAATTGATTTTCTGTTATATTATCTGTAGGATATCCAGTTTCTAATGTATATGTTATTAATTCATTAAAATCTTTTACTTCTGGTCTAGTATAAACAGTAGTGTTATTCATATCATGCCAAGGGACTTCTTTAGAGCTTAATACTCCTCTTCCGCCTTTTTCTAAGTCATACCTAGCCTGTAAATACCAATCTGTAGATTCGCCAAGATATTCTCTAGCATAAACTTTAAATCCTGTAACTCTAGCAGGCAAATCGCCTTGTTTGCTTGCTCTTATTTGAAATTTCAATCTATAGCCATGATCATCACTAGCATTAGATCCTATAAAATGTGTTTGATTGCTATACGATCCTTCAATATTATAAGTCTCAACAAAAGCTAATGGAGATTCTTGAATATCATCATAAATTGTACTCATAGCAAATTCCCAATTCTTACCAACCCAATTACTTTGATAACCAGATTCATCATATTCTTCAAGACATATAATTATCGCACCATCTGTATCTACAGTATTATCTGTATTAGGATTTTGTTTAAAATTAAAAGCCTGTAATGAAATAGGATTTAATATAGCTGAAGTCATATTCCATCCTTCTTCTTCATAGCTAAGACTATTTTCACTGAATATTCTAATATCATTAACTTCACTTCCAGAACTTGTTGACTGAGACAATACTAATTCAGTAGCACTGGTGACAGTGACTATCCTTGTATTGGCTGGAATATTTGTACCTGTTATCCTCATTCCATCAGCAGCTCCAGAAGAACTTTCACCTCTAATAATTACATCTGGTCCTGGATTAGTAATGGATAATCCTGTATCTCCATCAGGCGTACCAGTAATGCCTGTTTGATCTGTATTAGCATAATTAAGAAATCTAGTTCTTTTTATATAAGAATAGAACATAGTAGAATTTTGATAATTACCATCTGATATTCTTAATGTTCCATCTATTAAAGTAAAATTAGGCTCAGAAGTAGTTGATGTAATAGTATCTAACCCTACAGACCATGATGTATTTTTATTACTATAAACATATGATTTAGGAGAACTACTATGATTGTCATGTAGAAGTATATAATTATCAAATAATTGTGAATATGAAGGCCTTATTAATGTTGCAATATCACATTTTAAATAATCAGTGCCCCCACCGCCATCTCCCAAATCTGTTGCTTTTATAAAAAGCTCATCATCTACTGCCCAAAAGTTAGCTGAATTAGATGCCTTTCTACCATTTCCAGAACTAGTAATAACAATACTAGAGCCATCAATAGTAGGAGTAACTGTTTCTCCTGCAGCATCCCTACAAAGCCTTACTGAATATCCTGTATTAACATGACATTGATCTGCTCTATGTTCAGATTCAACAGCTCCATTATTATATCTAAATCGTCTTATTGGTGCCCATATCTCTTGATTGGCCCAAAATCCTGCATATTCTTTATGATGTTCATATGCACCAGTCCATCCATTCCTACGGCCAGCACCTACTATATTAAATCCTAACCAATCATAATGGTGAATTATATTAGTCCAATCTAAAAAATTGAAGGATTGAGGATATCTTGCATCAAAATAAAAGTTTTGTCCTGGATAATATCCATCAAAAGTCCTCCATCCATCAGCATTTTGATTTTGGACACTCATACCCCAAGCTCCTTCTAAATTCTTCCAATCATCATTTGTAGCTACTCTCCATCCCTGTGGAGGAAAATGTTCATGTTTTATAGCTTCTCTATTATAAAGCAATCCATGTCTAGCAACTTGACTTGCATCTCCATTTGGATTTGCCCTAGCTGGATTTTCGGTGCTTATCCAATCAGCATCAGCATTTTGCTCATCTATATTAGCAGTACTACCACCACCAGATGTACCACCCATTAAGGTTGTTGCTCTCCAATTTTGAGTTAACCAATCTAAATCTCCTATATTAACCCATGTATAATCATTACTACCATCAAGATCTTCCTCAAGATTAGTTCCAGTAATTGAATTAATAGTTACATGTGCTCTTATATCTGTAGGATTACTTAAGGTTCCACTAGTTTCAGTTTCATACAATGTTACATTCGAATATTCTCCTGGCCCTAAATCTTCTACTGTACTTGCAACCAAAGTATCTACTGTATCAACTCCTGTTGTAACATCCGAGGTATCTCCAGCACCTTCATAGTCATGATTGAATTGAAATAAACCATAACCCGCCTTTATATTCATTGAAGTCTTATCAGTTATACCATAACCATCATTCTTACCTATAAGTTTTATTTTTCCTAAGTCTTCAGTAGAAACACCTATAGCTTTGGATAGCTCATTAGGAGCTATATCTCTAGGATCAGAAGCTTCGCTTATTCCACCTTCAAATCTATCTATTTTAACTATTTGTTTTGGCATATTTAATCTTTAGGAGGGATGTACGCTATCTCAATAGTCGACCCACACGAACATAGAGGAGTAGTAAACTCAGGAAGCTCATAACATACTCCCTCCCAATAGTCCTTACTTAAGTATAACACCTTTAACCACTGCTTCAACTGATTCATAGATAGCTTCAATTATCTTTCCTTCAGTCTTTTCATTGATGATAGGTATATTTACATTTTCATTCAACTCTTTAACAATCTTTTCTTTCATTTCATCATTAAAGATATAATCTGCTATCATTTTTTGCATCATCTAGTACTTCTCCTTTTATTTAACCATTCTATTATCTGTATCTTAATTGCTATATACACTATCCAAATAGGTATAGCTATTAACACTCCTTGCCATACTGCATTAAACAATCTATACCAATCCATTTACTTTTTCTTTTTACCTGTTTTTTTCTTTTTAGGTCTTCCTGGTTTTTTATATGTTCCTGGCCCTTGAGGCATATTATTCTCCTTTTTTTTATTTATTTTCCCAATATCTTTTTCTAGCTTTTGCTTCAAAATAATTATCAGTAGAATCCTCTGGAGCTAGAATATATTCACCATTTATCAAATAAAAATCATCTTCTTCCCAGCTACATACAAAGCCTTCACTATCATAATGCTCTTCAATTCTTGGATACATACAATTCAATCCCTCACCAATAAGAGTAAATGATATAATATATGCAAGATAAGTAGTAATATCCATTATTTCTTACCTCTTTTCAATGGCTTATCGCTTCCCCATACTGGATCTTTATCGGTCTGTAATTCACACGTAGTTCCACCATCTCCACCAACCTCTACAACTTTATCATTCAATTTAACTTTCATTGGAGCTTTAGTTAAAACATAGTCCATTAATTTTTCTAAAGAATGATTTGCAGCTTCATTAGCTTTTGCAGCATCTGATGGCTTTTCAGGAGGTGCAGTCATTTGTTGTAATACATTTATAAGACCTAAAGTAACGGTTGAAACAAGACCTGTAACAACAGCTAAAGCCTCAGACTTAAGATAATAAGCTGAACCTACAAGAACTCCAACCATAATCATAATAGCTGGGACTGATTGTATTCCTACATAATATCGTAGAGAATCTGCCATCATCCTTTTCTTGACTGCTCTGTCTTTTTTAATTTTATCTATTTCTTCTTTACTTAGTTGAGCCATTGATCATTTCTCCCCATACACTAGTTTTACCTTTTATTATTTCTACTACTTCTACTTTAAAATCACCATTCTTAAACCAATCAACTATAGCGAATGCATGATTCCAATTATGTAGATTGCCTTTTAGCCATGTATTGGCTTCTGATTTCATATCTTTTAAACATCCTAAGCTCCATGCACTTTGAGTGCCTCCAAGGCCTGTTTCTGTAAACCTTTGTAAGTCATGTGTATGTCCATATATAATATTTTCCTTGTACGCTGATAAATGTTTCTTGGCGTGATGTATAGGAACATAATCACCATGTGTAAAGTTTAATTTGCCTATTTTGAGCTTTTTAGTGCTTACATAGGGCCAATATATATAACCCCTATCATCTAGCCTTAAAGCTGCTTTAGTCTCGTAAGCAGGCAAATATGGATGCCTATCAACAAAGTTATCTAACCATACTTCATGATTCCCTTGTATGAAATGCCTTTCCTTGCAATCTACTTTATTCAAAGAGCGATCTATAATATCCATACCTTTGTTAACTTGTCTTACTTCCTTATTTAACATTGGTATTAAAACTTCTAAAGGAGGTTTCTCTTTATGTCTCCAATGGTGAGGACTGAATGTTTCCCATTCGCCTGTATCACCTAAATCTATATAAATATCGGGTTCTACTAACTCTATTGCTTTACATACTACATTTATTGCTTTTTTATCGTGTAACGGGAAATGCTTATCTGGTGTAACTATAGCTCTTTTGACTACACCATCTTTAACATTAGGCATATAGCCTCCTATTTTATCTCTTTAAATATCTTTATACTCATATAGATAAAAGTTGCAACCCCAACTAGTAAACTCACTACTGGTGGTACCATCTCCATAAAAGATATCCAAAATCCTCCCATTCCAACGCCTGCTGTTCTTAATGTATCTGCCATTATCTTATTGCTATAGGTGCTTGCATAATTCTAATTGTAGGCACCTTGCTTCCTTCTGTTTTATCTAATTGTTTGTAAAATTCTCTCATTAAATATTCTTTAGTTTCAAAATCACTCATATCTTCAGCTATTCTAGCTTTCACATAATAAACTAAAGCTTTTAAATATAAATCTCCAATATCGGGTTCATCTGATTCGTCCTCTATTTCTCCACCATCTTTAGCTTTTGGTCTAACTATATATTCTAACATTATACCATCACTAATAGTTTTAGTAGGACTTTTCCATGTAGCATCATCTACAGGGTTACTTGCATTTAATTCTACATCTATTTCAACTATAGCTAAATCTTTACCTCTTACATACCATGCATATTGCCTTTTATCTGCCATTATATATTATCTCCATCTTGTTCTGAAGGAGCATATATAGCTCTTTCTACACTCTTATATTTATCATTGCCATTTTTATGATTTTTGATTTTTACATCCATCAGCTTTAACATATCATCAGGCAAAGGATAAAATCTTTTATCTTTAATAATATCCATATAATTAGGAGTTTGCGATCTTAATGTTATGCTATTACCAGCAGTTTCTGTTCCTCCAAAAGTATCTACAGATGTATCTATAGTTATAGTTCCAGCAGATACAGTAGCTATAGTGTAATATCCTAAAGAAGTATTCGCACTTTTATCAGTGTCATTATTTTTACTACCATTTATTAAAAGTTTATCTCCGACATTAAATATAGATAGTCCACTATTTGAATCAGTTAAAGTATTTACATCCTTTGATAGGCTTATATTTCCTACTTCAAAATATAGATTAGTACTTGGAGTTTCAGCAAGACCTGCATCATTATCATCAAAATATATTCTTATAGTTATAGTAGTTCCATCTAGTGTAGCAAAATTACTATTAATATCGTTTCTACTACTACCTCCAGACTTTGCATACTCTGACATCAAAGTAGTTCCAGTGCTAGTATCTAAAATTTTAATATAAACTCTATCTGCTGAATCTACATGAGTACCATATGTTAATATAGCTTGAAAATTATATAATGAATTAGCATCTACAGTAAAATTTCTTGTTATCCCAACATAATCATCAACAGCAGTATCAAATTTATTTTTAATCCTTAAAAAATTTCCAGTATCTCCAGCTTCATTTGTTGTTACATGTGCAAAATGAGGATCAGTATGTCCTGCATCATTTTCATATAAAGACCAATTAGTAGGAACTCCTGCTCCAAAAGTACTATCATTTGCACCGACCCATTGTTGGTCATTAGTGCTAAATACTTGCCCACCAGTCATAGCTATTCCTGTACTAGTCAAGCTGGCAAGAGAACCTCTAACTACATTTTGCTTTGTAAATAATTCTATTTCTTCTAAACCATCTTTTATATATGCTATAGCTCTACCAGTTTGATTAATACCAGCTCTTTCCATTATCTCTTTTACTTTCATTATCTACCTCTCTGAGCTTGTTGCTTAGGAGCCATAACTCCAAAAGCTGTATTGTATTGTTCTTTTAAATTACCTAAATTAACTGATAAAGCTTGAACTAATTCTATATCTTCTTCATCTATAGTGTATTCAGCTAGTTTAGCCTCTAAAGACTTTATAGCTGCATATAGAGCTACTAAATAAACTTTATCATCAGGAAATATACCTATATCTTCATGAGAATAAACTAATGCTGATCCACTTTTATTATAAGGGATATTATTTACATAATAAACTTTAAATTGATTTGGGTCCGATCCTGGTGCTGGAAATACACTTATTTTTCCATTTTCTAAGCATGTGTATGCAGGATTAAATTTAGAAGCATAATCTAAGCTTTCTGAATCTGTAACTAAATATTGTCTTGACGGATCTATTTCTCTACAAGGCCTCCAATTATTAGAAGTAACCCCATCTTCACGAACTACAGATATAATTTTAGCTCCATACAAATTCAAACCATTTGCAGTTTGGTCGCTACTTTCTGCCATAAAATGCTTGGTTTGTTTAGGATCTAAAGATATTATTTTATTAGTAACATCTATAACTCCATCCTTTAAGAATTGTGATAATTCATCTTGAGTTGGATTTGTAGTGTCTGTAATACTTAATCCTGTTAATGCTTCTACTTGTTCTTCAAATGTTGCCATTTATCTCCCTAAGGCGCCCGCCCTCCTAGAAGAACCCATATCATTCCAGGAGAGCGAGCTTTTAGTTGTTAGCTTATTTAGCTAGTTAAGTGCTGAAAAACACATATTATTTTAACATTTCCAGTCGCATCTAAATCGTCATCGATTGGATCAAATGTTACGTGTATTTCTCTTTCAGCTGCACTAAACAAACTAGCCGCTGGAGTAATAGCCTCAGTTGTTGTTGGTCCACCATGTGGTCCAACGCCTACTACAAACTGATTAGCTGCATGTCCATGACTGTTCTCAAAGATATATAATGGAGTGTAAGCTGCTAAAGTAACAGCACCTCCATTGTCATCTAAAAGCTCAGTAGCTGCTAATAATTGAGCTCCACCTTCAGCAGTACCGATCTTAATATCAAGACCATCACCATTTGCACCACCAGTAGTAATAGCTGAGTCTGCAACTAAAATTAAATGTTTAATAATAGTTCCAGCTGGTTGAGTAATAGCTCCTATAGCTGTATCAGTATCTGCAGCCGCAGCTAATGCAGTCCAAGATGATTCAGCATGTGATACTTTTACACATGAACCCATTTGTTGCATATTTTCTAATAAATCTAGAGCATCATCTGATTTATTTTGTCCGTATAATGGATTTGCCATTATCTACCTCCTTATGACCAGATAGCGTGAGTTTCTGGACAAGACCATTCCATTCCCGCTTCTGTTAAGATTTGATCTACTCGTCTGTCGACCCCAGAGTTCTCAAGTGTTTGCACACCTACGTAGACTGATGTATCTCTATTAATACCATTACCAACTAATGGTCTATATGAACAATGCTTCATATTAATAGCTAAGATTTTAACATCTGTGCCATCAAGATGAACATTACGTACAACATTCATATCACCATATACTGTTGAAATAGTAGTAACATCAACACCAAATACTTTTTTCTTACCTGATAATGCCATATCAACCCTACCAGCATTATGTGATGATACTTGACCTGCAGTTGTAGATACTGAACCACCTGTAAATGGCTGAACAGAACCAACATTATTAGCAAAGTATCCAGACATTTTATGCAACCAGTTGTATACTGCTGTAGAACAGAAGAATACAGTTGAAGAAGCATTGTTGTATCTAGGATCTAATAAAGCTGACATATCATCCAAGAAATCATCTTGTGTTTTGGTAGCTAAAGTAAGATCAAATACATTACCATATTGACTAATAAAATTAACAGCGCCTTCAGAAGTACGTCCTGTTGCATTTAAATTACTAAACAACATAGCTTGCTCAATATCCCATTTATGCTCAATCAACTTTTCTTTCCAGATACGAGCCCACTCATTACCTTCATACTTAAGAACTGTTGCTCTATCAGTATTATTCATCACTGCTGATGTTTTGAAGATTTGAGTTTGACCTGTTCCTGTACTAAAAGGTTGATCTTGCCATGTTTCAGGATATCCAGTACCAGCTCCAAATGCAGTTCCAACTACATAGCATTTATATGGCTCTAAGTCCTCTTGTGATTTAGCTTTAGTTTCATTTCCTATAGCTCCAGTACCTAAAACTCCATCTACATTAGGATCCATAAACTCAGCATTAGTACCTTCAGATTTCAAACAAGTACAATTAATTATTGCATAATTAGAAGTAGCTAAATCTACGCTATTTATTTTCCAAAGTTCATATCCAGTTGGAGTACCACTTGTAGTTCCAGTAGCCATTTTTACTATTTGACCTGGAACGAAAAATGTAGGTTGAGTACCTGTTGATCCAGCTGCATATTTTAATGTTTGACCATAAATGTTTTGTAGATTACCATTACTATTATAATCTGTAAACATTTTAAATGAAAACACACTTGAGTTTGCAGTTGCAGTATGAGCAGTATCAGATTGAGTAGCGGGTGCTACTCCACCACTTGCATCAAATGCAGCCATATATGCATAACGTTTTGTGTAAGATGATCTTCTTTCAGTGAATTTAAATTCAGGATCATCTGTTGGCTTTTTAGCCACTTTACTTAAGAATCGAAAGAACGGATCTTGTGCTAAGTTTAATTCTGAAACCATGTTACCGAAATTATACTTTCTTCGTAACGCTCCAGTATTAAGCGAAGAATCACTACCCGTTCTGGCATCCTTGTCGACATTGGTATAATTACTACCAGTTACTCCTAGAATATCAGACATTGTCTATCTCCTTAATTGAGTCCGAGATAGACTTAAATTTTATAAGCCTATCCGAACAGGTTATCTGCGTTATTATCAGTTCCAAGGATACTATCAAAGACTTCTCTGTCTGCTGATTTAGTTTCTCCTTGGCTGTTCGCTCCTGATGCGGATGTAGGCATGTTTCTGACATTTTTCATTTGATTAAGCATTTCATTCTTAGTAGCATTAGCAACATTAGTATTAGCTTTATCTCTATTTAAAAGATAATTAATATCATCTAATGTCATTGTATGCTGCTTTGCATCTGCTTTAAAAGCTTCAAAATCAGCATCAGACATATTATTCTTTTTCTTAAATGCTAACTCTTCTGCTTGTCTTTGCTTTTGCATTTGAAGTTGCTGAGCTCTTTGCTGTTCGCCTTTCAACATTTGTCCAACTCTATTCTGAACCATTTTATCCACATGTGCATTCATAAGCTTTGCACTATCTGAATCTGGATCAGTCATTGCTTCTTGTTGATCGAACATAAAATCTTCATCAAGTTTTAATTGCTCTTGAATTGATTTTGCAGGTGCTCCACCATTAACCAAATAGTCTCTTACATGTTCTACTAAACCGCCATCATTCTTCATAGCTTCAAGAACAGGTACAAATTGTTCAACTTCTTTGTACTGATCTCTCCACTTAATAGCTTCTCTGCTACTATCTTTGTAGCGTGTTTCCCAATCCGTGCTATTATCGGGTTGGGCACTTTTCACATTCTCGGAGCCAACTTGTTGATTAACGTGGGTTACCTGATCGGGGCCACTATCTTGTTGGGTTACCTCAGTGTCTTGTATACCGCCATTAACGGTATTTTCTAGCTCATTAAAGAAATCTTCGGAGCCTGTGCTAGATGATGATTCTGCATCTTCAAACGAATCTGCTGTCATCCCTATCTCAGGGTTACCTTGATCTTCTTGTGGGTTTTCTATCATTTTATCTCCTTTTTGATAAAGTCAACCTTCGTAGTTTATTTATCTTGCTTCCTATTATCCAAACTATTTTTATAATTTTGTAATAAATCACCTTGTCTAGCCTTAACTAAGTCAGCATTATTACTTAAAACATTCTGTAAAAGCTTCTGTTTAGCCTCTGTCTCTGTATACTTATCATTCATATTAGACTTAACTTCTTCTTTTTTCTTGTTTATTTCAACTTCTGCTTGCATAACTTTACCTTTAATGCCAGCTTGTACCAACTGCCTTTCAAGCGTCTCAATAGTGCCATCTTTGTCTTTAACAGCTTCGGATAGTTGTTGTACTTGTCCTTGTAATTGTGCATATAGTGATTTCCTTTTAACGATATTTTCTTTATTCTTAAGATCAGTTTCAGCTAATACAGCTATATCATCTACTACTCCTAGCTTCATTAACTCTTTTAACTCTTCCAAATAAGCCCATCTATTAACAGGCATTGTAGAGCCAGAAACTACTCTTATATCATATTTACCAGCAGATATATCCATTGATTTGCCTATAGCTTCTCCCATATCATTGTAAATAGGAACATTTATTTCACTAGTTTTTCCTTCTTGTATAGCGTTTGGCTGAATAAGTCTAAACCTTTTATTAGCTGTATAGGTAGCTTGACAGAAAGCTAATACCATAGTCCCTAATTGCTTTAATGCTGGCTCTATAGAAGTATGCATCCATTGTTTAATTCTTCTTGTACCATATTCATCTAAAGCTAACATACCTCTATATGTTTCACTAGCACCACCTGCATCCCCCATCATAGAGCTATATATTCCTGCTAAATACTCCATATCATGCTTACCTTCTTGTACTATTTGAAAGAAAGCATTAGCCAATGGAGCAGGCATTACAGGCGTAGGTTTCTCTACTCCTGGCCTTATAGGTAATAAAGCTCCTGGTGCTGATGAGTATTTTTCCCATATTTCTGCATCTAATGAGCCTTCTTCATACATCCATCTCAAAGATGATCCTAATGATGCATTATGTACCATTATTTGATGTGCTTTATTTATTTCTTGTTGTTTACCTATTAAAGGAGCTACAGCACTTATAGGGAATGGTGTCCCTGTCCATTTAAAATGAAATGGCACTATAGGATATTCTTTAATAGTATCAGGTAATGTATATTCATATATAAGCTTATCACTTGCAGTACAAGTTTGTTTTATTCTTGTATCATAAAATTGTATAACATCTACAACATTATTAGCAATAACAGGATCTTTCATCAATATCTTATATTCTTTTTCTGTTATTACTTGATTTTCAATCTTAGAAGCTTCTGCTTGCAATTTGCTCATACATTCTTGTTGATAAGCTGCTATTTGATCAGCCATCATTTTTTGAGCCTTTTCCATTTCAAGTTTATATCTTTCAGGAAGCATCTCTCCAGATTGTACAGCTGCTTGCATTTGTCTTTCTTGTTCCATTAATTGAACTTCTAATTCAGATGCCATTTCTTTGACCATTACATCACACTGCTTTTTCAATTCTTTTAATTGAGCTTGATTAGGAGGGATTCTATAGAACAAATTAATATATGATATTTTAACTTTTTCATATACTTCAAAAAATTCTACTAACTGCTCCATACCACCTTTTGCATCTACCCCAAATGATGATTGTTCATTATGATCATTATGAAGAAATAGCTTTTGATCATCATCTCCTAATGGCCTATCAGTATATGTATTATTATTATCCTCTGCAGAAGCCATCATTATCTTTCTTTTAGCTTTAGGAAATAATTTTACTAAATGAGATTTAGGTAATACCTTTCTAATCATAACAAAAGAAGCATCTTTAAATAGCATATCCCTAGACTTAGGATCGACATATAAATCAAATGGCTCTGGTTGCTGTAATGTAACCTCACCCATACCATTATCAGCATCCTTATCTACAGATACTAACATATAGCCTACACCTTTAGTTATACTATCATTTATAGCATTATTATATAAAGTACCACCATTAGATTGATTCCATACGAAATCAGTTAAATCAGATATTACAGAGGCTACATCACTATCGCTACCTTCAACTCCTATAGCTTGCCATCTTGGATTATTATCAGTTGCATAAAAATTTAACATTTCTACAACAGGAAGTATCCTATTAATAGTAAATGTAGGCATACCTTGATCTTCTAAGGCTGCTTTTTCATCATGAGTTAATTGCTCATCATGTGCGAACTCATAACCTTTTTGGTTTACATTTTCCCATTGCTTTCTGGTCCAATTATTGGCCATATTATACAATGCTCTTATTTCATCTACTCGCTTACTTTTTGCCATATCGTATCCTTTTTAAAATTGCTATAAATGTAGTGATTACATATAGTATCGCTATCACATAAATATTCAGTATTATGTGCATAATGCACGTGATCAGCACTGCAATAGTTAGGGCAAAAGTAGGAGCCGCTCCAAGGATGTATAATGTACACCACTTCACCAAGTCTATTGATTCCTTTAATAGGTTTATCCTTAACTTTATATTGAACATATCCTGCAACATATGCTATAACTCCTAATATTACAAACTGTTTAATCACGTATTTCGAAATGAGGGAAGTCATCAAACTTATTATCCATAACTTGAAAATCTTGATCCCAATCTCCACCCCAGCGAAGATTTATACCCATACTTCTTGCTATTCCAAGAACAAAGCCAGCAAATAAAGTCTGACGCTCTCTATCATCCCAATCAACAGGATAAGGAGTGACATCAACAGCGTTAGATATAATGGCATTGTGCCTACCATGTGGATATTTGACTTTTGTTTTTCCTTCTTTGAAGAGCCTGTCTTGCCTTTCTTGGCTTCTGTGCCCTTCGAGTACTGAGCAATCCACGTGTTTAATAACTTCATTAAATACCTCCTGTAATTTTTTATCACAAGTAGCTAATCTTTCTCTTGACTTCTTTCCAAATTTAGGCATTAATATCCTCCATATTTTCTTTGCTGTTTGCTAGTTGCTGTTTTCTTTCTTTTTGGTTTCTTTGCTTTTTTTGGCATTGAATATCCTCTCATAGTTTACTTCAAATTCTTTAGACCATTTAACTCTATATTTATCGCCTTTACCATTCATATCCTATCTATAACCTTTTTTATTATTATTTTACCTATAAACAATATAACTATTACACCAACTACAGATATGACATCTACGACATGGTTCCCACTATCGCTTTTTATAGAGCCTATAGGACTCTCTATTACAAATTCTCTTTCATTTATCATGCTGTTACCCAGCTTTTCGCTTTTGGTTTTCTTTTGTACCAACCTTCCTTAGACTCCTTAAAATCTTTAGGAGGATGTGCGTACTTGCACGCATAGGCCAAAGCGTCAATCGTATCATCATGCGCCATCCTCGGACCAAAAGTAATAATTTCCCTATGTAAATCATACTGAGACTTTTTAATATGAACTTGCCCCACTGCAAACCTTTGAGCAAGTATTTCTTGAATCCTGTCCCGCTTTGACATACGAGTTCCAGGCTTTTCTTCTTTAAACGGTATAATAAATTCATTTCTCCTCCTCATTTCAGCTCTGATAGCCTGAAAGATAGGCTTAGACATAGTTGTATCTTCAATAGTAAATAAAGTAGGATTATAAAACTTAGCATATTCAAATATATAATCAACTATTCCTTTCTTTTCGGTGCCTGGTACTCCCAATACAGGCAATGTTCTATTTCTAATATAATCTATGACATATAAATTATTGTCTGGAGTGACTGCCACAACCACGATAACACTGAAATCCGAATTACGCCTTGCTGAATCAGTTGCTGGATCAACACCAACAAATATATTACATGGTTTTGCATCATCCCCATCTGGTATAATAAATTTAAGCCCACTTTCATCCTCCTGAATAAATTGTCCGTCCCAATATTTAATATGATCTCTTGTGAAAATAGAATCTTCTTCACTTTGGACTTCCATCATATATTCTTGATAAAACTTCTGAGGTTGACCAGAGTCTTGATAAAATTTCTTTTTTCTCTCCATTTCTTCATGACCAAACCAAGAAGGCCAAAGAGGGGTTCCATCATCTTGTAAAGCTTTATATGTTATAACTTTCCAAGCAAAATCCTCTTTTTCCTTTTTAGCTTTTTCATGACCTATTAAAATCTTTTGTATAAAAGCATCAAAATGCACAGGAGTTCCATTTATACGCAATCTTCCTGTTTTAGGTTCCAGTGCGGGGAATACCACAGCTGTAACAAGATTGCTTATTTTAGACCTCGATTCTGGCGTAATTGTATTATTTTCATCTTCAAAGTCATCAAGTATAATAAGATCATATCTTTTATGTAGCTTAGCACCACCACGAATACCTGATAAATTAGATTTACTAATAAGTTTGCAGTTATTCTTAAGTTCGATATCATCTTCTGTCCATTTCCTGCCTTTTAAATTTCCAAAATAATATTTTATTTTATCATTATATTCCAAATGATATTTGATATAATCTAGGTTGGGGACTGATATTTTAGAACTAGCAGCCACCCAACCATAGAATAAGGGCTCTTGCGTAAAGCAAAAGTCTTGCATTATATTACACTTAGTTAATACTGTTTTCCCGTGTCCTCTTGGCAATATAACAGCTAACTGTCTAACGCTTAAATCAGACAAAGAATCAGCTACTTCGTAATGAAAGAATGGACTTTCAGAGCGCATAAAATCTTCAGGCAAAAATAATTTACCAAAAGCTATTAAGTCTTTGCTAGCTAACCTTAAATCTTCTTCAGCTTTACTTACGTTATGTGTATTAATATTACTCAACTACTTCTGCTTCTACCTCCTCTTTAGATTCCTCCTCACCAATAAGTCCTTGTAAAACTTCTATGGCTCCTAGGCATCGTTTAGCTAACTCATCTGCAGTTGCTCTATCTTGAATAGCTTTATTATATTGACTTACTACAGATTCAAGCTCAGGCTTTAAATCTTCTTTTTTTATAGTATCTTGTACTTGTGGGTCTTGTTTTTTACTCATAGTGCTTTTATATCCTTTATTATCTCTGTTAATGCATCTTTACTTTTTGTTAATTCAGCAATTTCATTTTCTATATGACTCTTTTCATTTTCATAGTGATTGAGTTCTACTTCTGACTTTTGGTCAGCTAAAGCAGTACCTGTTTCACTATCCCATCTCTTTTGAGTTAGATAGTAACGAGTTACTCCATCACTATCATCAGCTTTACTAAAACTTACTGCTGATTTACTTTTTAAACTTACATAGTTTTTTACATTCATTTCAATCTCCTTTTTAATTCATCAACTTCTTTAGATAATTCTTGTACTGCATTTACTAATGCCCATATCATAGGCTCATTATTTGCTGATAACCAACCATTATCATTTTCTGTTATCATTTCAGGTATTGCATCTAATGCTTCTTGTGCAATAACGCCTTGCCTTAATTTATTACTATTATATTTAAATGGATTGTCTTTTTTAAAATTATATTGTACAATTCTCAATTTATTAATTTCATCTAATCCTTTGTTCCAATCCTTAATATTTTCTTTCAATCTTCCATCACTTGTTGTACTCCAAGTACTTCCATTATCTCCCATATATACATCAGTTATACTGCTATTTCCAATCATAGCTGTATTTGCAGTTGCACAAGCCGAACCCTGTCCGATTGCAATTTGATTATTTCCATCTGCTATACCATCTGAACTTCCACCAATAAAAGTACAATTAATTCCTGATGTAATAGTATCTCCTGCTCCATATCCAATAGCTGTATTTTCAACTTGAGTATTAGTTCCTTGTGTAGCATTTGTTAATGCTGCATTGCCGATTGCAACGCTTCTATTTCCTGCGACTTCAGCATCTAAAGAATGGCGACCAATAGCAAAGTTTTGCCAACCTGTTGTAACACTTTGACCTGCACCATCTCCTATAAAATGATTTTGAGCCGCACCTGCTTGTAAAGCACTGCCTGCATAATCTCCGATTGCAACGTTAGAACTGCCTGTTAATTTATTTCCTACTACACCTTGACCTGCACCTCTACCTATAAATATATTTCTTGTTCCTGTAGTTACATATCTACCCGCATAAAGACCCGTATATACATTGCCAATTCCGCTTGTATTAGATAGACCTGCTTGATAACCAATACCTATATTACCTGAATCTCCATCATAATCCTGTGCTTTTAAAGCTTCATAGCCAATCGCTATTGACTTGCTTCCTGTATCTTCAGTATTTAATGCGCTACTGCCTATTGCAATATTATCATCTCCTGTGGTCAAGTTATATAATGCTTCATCTCCAATCCCTACATTGTGATTACCTGACAAATTCACATATCCTGCTTTAACACCAATTAATACATTTTGATTCGCAGTACAATGGTCTGTAGTAGTACCTAAACTACCTGACATAGCATTATATCCAATAACT